CCCGCACCAAGAAGAAAGTAGTAGTCTCGAAAGAGAAGAGTTTTCTCAAGGGACCTGCCTTGCGTTATGGAGGGCCATCCAGGTTGGATACCCCGTCAACGCTTGGCTCCCTCTGACTACGAGACGGCCTAAGGGACGGTGGGCGCACGCTTTACGCGGGCTCACCTCCTTGTGGTCGTACGTACGCACTTGTGCGCACACTCGTGGTCAGGTGACTATGGCCACGGCCATTAAGTCCTCCTTGACTGAACTCCGCGCATGGTCTCTGACCGGCGAGGCTCCTCTCAAACAAGGGGTGGTTACCCGTTGTCTGATGGGGAGTCTCTCGCTTCGAGGATTAAACGGGAAAGTGCTCACTCAGTGTCTTTTTCAACTGAGCAGGGCGTCCCGCGCGATCCCTAAGCCGCCGGCGGCCTACGCCGAAGTGGTGATGAGGAAGCATAGGGTGAACCTAACTTCTACATTCACATGCTCCGACGAAGACCTGAAGTCCGCCCGCTCTTTCACAAGTCGCCTTATCCTGCGACTCTTGAAAGATGGTGGAGAACCTAAACCCCGGTTTAGGTTTGGACGATCATCCTGTATCGAAATGACTCGTCGCGGTGGTGGCCAGTTTGGTTACCTCCGTGACTTGGCAAATCGATTCAGAGAGTCCCTTCTCGGAGACCGGAAACTCGAATCTTGTGTTCCAAAGGAGCTCAGGCTTCCGTTTGAGGCATATACGGAATATGCTTTAGCGGAAGGAACTCCTTGGTCCACAATGGGTGAGATCATGTACCAATGGCTGCCTCGGTACGCCGAGGAGTTTGGAATCGGGCTCGATGAATGGGAAGTGGTGCGTGAAATGTGCTTCATCCATGAAGCTGCATTCGACGCACTGGACCTTGACAACTTGGTTGTCGAGGCTCTCCCTATCTTCGAGCGGGGTTGCAAGATTCGCATAGTCACGAAAGCACCTGGTGCCTTCGTCTATGCACTCCAATCTTGGAACACACTATTGTTGGACCTCCTCGCAAGGGACCCAGCAGTAGCTCCGGCTCTCAAACTTGAGGATCAAAGAGAGGAATTTGTCGAACTTTTGGAAAGGAACCAACCTTTACCAAATGAATTCATATTCCGCTCCGCAGACCTCACCGCTGCTACAGATCTCATGCCACGCGACTTGTGCCAAGCTCTGGCAGATGGCGTAATTGATGGACTTGGAATCCCACGGGATTCTAAGTCGGCGCAACTTCTGATCCTCGCTACCGGTAATCTCAAATGCCGGTGGGGGGGAGAGGAGGAAGTCACGTCGCGGGGGATCCTTATGGGTCTCCCGACATCATGGCCTCTACTGTGTATCTACAACATGTGGATGCACAGCAGAGCTTGGCGTGAAGGAATGCCGCGATCTTACAAAAAAGCATGGGTTGCCTTGTACCGGGTTATTGGGGATGACTATGTCTCCCTAGTTCCTGACAAGGTTAATCAAGCTTACACTCGGGTTCTCTTAAGAACAGGTGGTCTCCCCTCTGAAGGTAAAGACTTGGCCTCGGCCAAGGGCTTTGTGTTTGGAGAGGAGGCTGCTATAAGAGGACCCTTCGGTGTTCAGTGCGTCCGCACTGTATCCGTAAGATCTCTATTAGGCGAGGCTGAATGGACTAGGAACGGTGCGTCAGTTCTTGACGTGCCCCTTTCCATCAGTAGTTCTTTCGATAAGGCTGACTCCGGCTTGAAACACCGGATACACCATGTCGTCAGAGACTCACATGCGGTAATGATAACCCGCATGCGGAAAGTAGGAATTCCCCCCTTCCTCCCACGTTCTGTGGGCGGGGGTGGTTATCCCTCTCTCCGGCCTAACCGAGAATACAGGAAGGAGTTCCTGTATACGCGCGCGCTGAGGATACTTCTCTCGTCGATCAAACAAGAGAAGGGAACCAGCCTTCAGTTTTCGAAGCTCTTATCTTCCTGGATAAGGCCTGCAGGTACCACCCTGCAGTCCCCAATCTGGGCTGATGAGTTCATCGAGAAACAGGTCCGCGAGTTCGGTTTCAAAGCGTTGGTAAACCATCCGACCTCAGTTTCCTTGGAAGATGCCTACAGGCAGGTCCTCACCTTCTGGCAAGTTGGTGAGGAGACCGCTTTCGGTGTCATCTCTCAAGAGAAATTGGATCCGACCTTGTCTCAAATAGGTGCTAGTCTCCGCGGTAAAATAGCTGCGATTAATCGCAGTGTTCCCCTGAGTAGGCTAGGTGACCTTACTGATAACATGGTCGAGGGTATACGATTAGGCGTTGCATGGATCACCATGAACTGCCGAGTCGACTTACCGCCGTCGTGTGGTTTCTTCTGTCCGTCAAATGCGTCTACTACTTTCTTCTCGCAGGACAACGTTCCGACCCCCCATGGGTAGAGGGGGCCGGAAAGAAAACAGGGCCTCAGAGGGAACTCTGCCGTCTTGTCGTTGTCGGGTCTTCGGTTTAGATAGCC